TCTGCCAATCCAAGCCCATGAAACCTGGGAGCATCCCCGTGGCGTAGAACTCGTCCTTCATCCGGTCGCTCAGAAGAGTGCCGCCCATGAAAGTCGTCGCTACGCCAGTGGCTGCGAAGGAGTCAAAGATCTTGGAAACAGTGGTTTCGTTGGCGTACGCACGATTCGCCTTCACGCCAGCATCAGCCTGAATGACACGCTTCCACGTGCGGATGTCGTCCACAATTTGAGCCGGAGTGGCAGTGGCCCATGCGGTCCCTGCACTTGGCTGGTGTGTGGCTGCCATGCCATAGTCAATGTCAACCTCGTACCCGTCAGGGGTCGTGGTCGTGATCTGGCCTTCAAGTGCGCGCCACAGCGCCCACTCAGCGAAGACATCAAAGCGCACATTGAGATCGGCGATCTCGCGAACGACGGCCTTCTCAGCGTTGGTACGAGCAAGTTCTCCTGGCTCGCGGACCCAATGCAGAGTCGTCGGTTCAAAGACCTTCTTCTCGCGAAGGTAGATGAAGCCGGTCGAGACCGTCCTGCGCGACTGGCGCGCCACGACGTTCGCCTCGGAGTTCGGCACGTTCGGCTGCGCGATGTTGCGCTGGCCTTCAATGACGTCCCACGAGATTGTCGGGAAGGGGTGAGAGTCCTGTGGAACTTCGTTCAGCAGGACAAGATTTTGAGGTGTGGTCAGCTTCTCAACCACTCCCCGAAGAACCTGTGGCTCAAAGAGCGAAATATCAGGCAAGGAAGTCGCCTCCATAGCTATGAGGGGATGTTGCCCCTCGGTCGGGTTGCGTGGCCTGCTACGTGACGAAGCTGGCCTTGCTTATTAGGTATTTACTTGTTGGTGAGTCGCGCTAGGAAGCGAGACCCGTAGAGGGGAGGGCGGTTGTGAGAAACGTCCTCCCCTCTAGGTCGTAGCTAGAAGATGAACACGTCCAAGCCGGTGTGCTGACGTGCGTTCAGATCAGTGATGGCGTAGGAGTCTGCGCCCGAAAGCACCGACTTCTTCAGCACACCAGCGATCACGATATTGGCAAAAACGGGAGCAGCGTCTGAATCCGAACCGGTGTCAACCGACTGACGAAGAACGCCAACCGCCGTTTCGGTGCCATCGCTGTTGCCGTTGGCGTAAGCGGAGTACAACTTGGTGGCCGTGACCTGACCAAGAACTCGTCCTGCCAGGAGAACTCCCTGACCAGGAGTGAGCTTGACTCCACGCTGGATGATGGACGCTGGACTTGAGGCAATTTCAGTATCGACCCCGAGCGCACCTTCGGTGTAGGTGGGCGCGGCGTTGACGTTGCCAACGTATTCGACCATGTGTGGTTACTTCCCCTCGGTGGTGTTAAAGCCTGCTGCTTGCACGGGGCCACCGTCGGCAGTCAGACGAGCGATTTCTTGAGCGATGTCGGTTTCCTGTGAATCAAGATCGGAATCCTGCACCCCTTGCCCTTCCTCTGCGCTCAAAGAGACGAGAGGCTGCTCAGGAACAAGGCGATCGAACATCTCCTTATTGGACAGACGAAGCTCCAACATGGCATCGCGCTGGGCGGGAAGGATGCGGCCCTCAGTCACAAGAGCTTCAACTTCAGAAAGGGCCAGAGCCTCTTCTGCTTCCTTGACCGTCGCACTCAACGCGATGTTCTCTTCGACAACATCCGCAATCTTGGAGAGGATGGCATCTGCTTCAAGGGTCTGACCCTCAGACAGTTCCACAACACCAGACTCCGTCAGCGCCGATGAAAGCTTGACGAGAAGCTCAGATGAAGGCTTGAGCACCTCAACCTCAGCAACCAACGCCTCGTTTGAACTGGTCAACTCTGCGACCTGTTCAGTGAGGGCGACGATCGAGTCGGCTTCAGGAGCCGAACTCAGTTCCGCCTCGACCTTTTCCAGCTTGGCTTGCATCGCTGGAACATCGACTTGGTGGCTAAGCTTTAGCTCAGTGAGCAATTCATTCAAGGTAGCCACGCGAGGCTCCTCCTTACGTTGGGTACTGGTTGATTCCTCCACCGCTTCCGGTGTTAGTACAACCACTTCATTACTTGTATCGGCAGAAGCCGCAACAATTTCTTCATACTCTTCAAGGCCGGTAACGTAAGGCCGGTTCGTCACGCACACATGCAAAAGAGCGGGACCAACAGGCTCACCTGTCGTCGTGTCCTTGTAGTTGGTGCTCAAGAAAGCCGAAGCCCCGAGAAGGGTGGAGCCCAACTTGTCGGCACGGGTTGAATCGCGCGCGTCAATGATCGCGTACACCTTGCCGTCAGACTCTTCAATGCCCACAACTTCCCCGATGTTGCGGTCAGGATCTTCCGAGTGACGGTTGTTAGAATCAGCCAACGGAACCTGAACGATGTCGCACACACCGGCATCGAAATTCTTCTTCAACGCCGACACAAACTCGTCGTCAACTTCGATCTTGCCTCCGGACACGCCGGGATAGATAAGCGTCCCCTTGTTGAGAATGTGTTTCTTGAAAAGACGAGAGGAAGATGTCCGCTGACGCGGGGTCAACTCGATGAAGCCTTCACCGTCTTCCTCTCGTGAACGGGAGGGAACAATGACATGAGACATACCAGTCACACCTTCTTCGCAAAATTGATCTTTTTCAGGGGGGCATTTTTGAACGGAAGAAGAGGTCCGCCAGACTTCTTCAGATCTGACATGAACTTCTGGATAGACTGGCCCGCGGGCAACTCAATCGCCGGGATCGGCTTGCCATCGTCCTGCACTCCGTGAACCGTCCCGCTGTCCTGGTCGTACCAATAGAACACCGCCGGGTACTTCCCGATCGCGGACGTCTGTCCGATCCGCGCGCCGTCGGGAACCTTGATCTCTTGATCCTTCCAGCGAATGATTCGGTAGTCCTTTGCGGCGGCATTCTTCTCGGTGACCTTCGCTTCCACGCTCGGAAGATCCTTCACATCAACCTTCTTCGTCTCCACCGCATCCTGAGCCGGAGCAGGCTTGACCTCAGCCATCTTCCGGAGGTGGTCCAAGAAAATCTTCGCCTGCCCTTCATCGGAAACAAGAGCAATAGCCTTCGCTGTCTTCGAGGGCTCCGCGCCGATCTCGCGCAATGACTGGGCAAGCGCCGAGCGCGTGTCCTTCGTAAGAGGGGCAGGCTTGTTCCCCGGAGTCGGAGACGGAACATTGACTCCAGGAACCCCTGTCGGGTTTTTCTTCCGGGAGTTCACCGTGACGAGAGAACCGATGGGCTCGCCAAAGTACTTGGCCCCCGCCTCCGTTTTAACGATGCGCTGAGCCAGCCCCACAGCGCCGCCCTCGGCACCACGGAGCAGTTCCACGAACGACTGCATAGTGTTCACACGTTCCCCCTCAAGAAGAAAATCGGCATCTACTTGATGGACGTGCCAGGAATCTTCGACAACTTCTCCACAACACCGGCAATGTCGCCGTCAAGAATGAGTCCGTTCTTCCCCAGCGTCTCGGGAACAAGAGAGACAATCCAGAACAAGTCGTCGTTTCTTTTCGCATAGGACAAGACAGCTTCCACAATCTTCGGATACTCGCCCCTGACAACTGCTTTAGCCACGCCACTTCCTCCACCACGACTTGAGCTTGGACAAGATCCTCACCGACCACGACTTGTATTCCTTGCCCGACATGTCACGGATGTCCTGAGACGACACACCGGGACGAGACTCATCACGTGTCGTCTCCTTCGCACGAGAACGCGAGTACGTCCGCAATCCCTTCGGGCTCGCCCTATCTACCTTGAGAGAGATGGGACGACCGTCATCGTCACGTCCCTCAATCATGAAAATCAACAAACACCGGCAGCGAGGATGTCGCGGAGGGGACTGGAGATCCTGATAAACCGCGGGAGGATTTGTTGCGTATGACAATCCAGCGGGGAACTCCTTATCCACGGCAATGACCGTTCCGTGCAGCGCCGAGCACGTCGCACACGGAGGAGTGTTTAGGGCAAAGTTTGCCAGCCACACCTTCTTGACCGTGATGTCTTCACGCCCCGCATAAGTGAACATGTGTCCATCATTGAGCCCCCGTTGGAGAGCAACAGATACGGACAAAGACGCGCGCGTAGACATTGCCGATGAGAGACGAGCGATGTCCTCGGCTAAGTCAACAGCGACTTCGTCAGCGTGAGCCTTACGTTCATCCCTCGTTCTTTTCTTATCGCGAGCGATGACATCCTTATCCCAGAACGCACGCTGAAACTGATCCAGTGCTTGCACTTCCAAGTCCTTCATCTGCCGGTCAACATCCTTGAGAAGTTGGTCGAAGTACGTCCGAGACTTCTCGTCGGGGGAGGGAAGATCCACCCCCATCGCCGCGGCCTCTGCCTTCGCCTGCTCGACCCCAACCTCAAACCCCTGCTTGTACGCCGAGGTCACCCGCTCCCGCACACGCAACCGAGTCTGTTCCCACGAACTGCGGAAATTCGACACGACGTCATCACGCTTGACAAGTTGGTCGATCGTCGTCGCCGGATTCTTCCGGACACGTGTTCCGAGGTACTTGAGATACGACTTGAGTGCCTTCTGGTACATCGAACGAACGTCATTCTGCGCGGAAACGTCCAGATCCGCCGCCTTCTTCTTGTGCTCCCCCGCAATCTTCAGGAGATCCGCGAAGTCCGTCACAGCTATTCGTCCGAAAGAGAGGTGTCAAGAACGTCCACGGAATCCGCGGTCAGTCCCATGTTCGATGCGGGCTGCTCCACGTCCGTCGATTCCACGGGCGCGGATTCAGGAGATGCCGTCGAAATGGCTACTCCCGCCTCCTGAAGAAACGCACGAAACGCATTAGCGTCCTCAGGGTTGAGGTCTCCTGTTGCAGCACGCCGCGCTGCGATGGCTTCGTAGTCGATACGGAAGCCCAAGTCTTCGCTGACCTTCTTCTCAAGCTGGTCAAGGAACTCTGACGACACATTGACCCCGGCTCCAGCCGTGGCGAGACGATCGAAGATCGTGATGATCGACCGCTTCTGATCGTCAGTAAACGCACCCCACGTAAAGGTCGGGTACTTCCCCGTCCCAAAGTTCCAATCAATGAACCGCGGAATGATCTTGTCGTTGATCGCGTCAGCAATCTCCGCCATGATGGACTGCAACATCATGATGAACATGGCGTCGGACTGCTGCCCGAAGTCAACGAGCGTCTTGTCCCCACCCTGCTGCTGATCGAAGAACGCCGCAAGAACCGACTTACTCATCTGAGAGTTGTGATGATTGATGATGTCGAGGAAGTCGTAGGCCGCGCCAGGGTACTCGTTATGGACACGGAACCCCGGCGGCAATACGATGCCCTGAGCAAACCCGTAATCACCGAGCGCCGACCGGAACTTGGCAATATCGTTGCGACTCGCATTTGCCGGAATTTCTCCGACACGTGATCCAACCGCCCGGTGCTGCGCGGCAAGATGCGCGAGGTAGTACAGCTTTTCCTTCTTGTCGTAGTGATAGAAGGCTGACTGGAAGTACGACACGCCGTAGAAGGGGCGCTCTTCTTCCTGCGCCGCAAAGTAGAAACACCGCTCAGGAGGTATCGACGTGTCTACGGCCTTGCCGTGGAACGATAACTGCTGACGGAACCCTGCGAACTCTCCCTTAGGACCGGTGAGAAACGTCAGACTTTCGCTCGGGCGGTATGCAGCCTTCTTCAAGGTGATCTTTCCCTGAAGATCGCCCTTCTTCGGGATGTGGTAGACCAACTCAAACCCGGCGAAACCATCGAACAAAGCCATGAGAATCTGCGAAACGAATGTATTGAGGCTCGTCTGCATCCCGCCCGCGCTCGCAGGGAGGTTGAACATTTTCGAGATAAAGTCTGCTTCTTCGTCACCGTCAGGCGCCGCGACAATTTTCTTGGTAGAAAGAGCAGAGCGGACAGGCAACGTGATGAGACGGTACAAAGCGCGTGCTTGACCGTCGCGCTTCCGCATATTGACAAGCTGGCGAACCGTCGGCTCATCCCCGCCGTTGAACCGGGAGATCTCATAGACATCGTCCTGCGTCTGGTACCCGCCGGAGAACGGCATCGAGAACGGCATGTCAAAAGGAACGCCGATCTCAGCATTGAGATCGGACTTCTTAGGTGGAGCTAGTTCTTCCGTGGGGTCTGCCACCTGATGCTCCTTGGAATTTAGACGGTTCTCTATTTACTATCGGCGTTACACAGATTCGATGCTGAAATCAAACGGTTCGTCAGAGTCCTGATAGATCTTCATCCCAATCGGATTGGAAGAGCGCAACGACGTGATGAGAGAGAAACTGTTTTCGGCTGTCCCCTCGGTCGATTCTGCTCCTCCTACCGTCAACGCCCCGTACGCCGCGCACGCAACAGCGTCTGCGAGATCCTTACCAATCACACCTGCCGGATGATCGACCTTGCCGTTCGGAAGGCGCGACAGGGCCGCGAGTTCGTCAAGAAGAACGGAGTTCCGAGGAACAGAGATGCGTCCCTCGTAGAACAAATCCTGAAGATTCTTCCAGATTGTGTCGTTGATGTCCGTACTGAACTTCTTCGTCTTGATGCCTTGGGCTTCCATGATCTGCAAGGAGTCGTAACTGTTGAACCCGTCGTGTGAGGCCAGCGCGATGTTGAACCCCCGGCGGCGTAACTCTGACACGAGGTTACGAAACCACCGGATCTGAATCTCACGTTGCGGCACCGCCGACAAGTCGGCCTCGTACCCGAAAACGAAATCCACCATCACCTGAGGACGCGTCTCCCACGAAGAGTTCTCGCTCCCGTCGTCCTCCGTGACGACAGATTCAATCTCCTTCCAGTCCGACACATGGGCCATCGCAATCCCTGCTCGGTCATTACGCACAGCAAGGTCGGCATGAATGACGTATTGCGCGCCAGGGATGGGAGCGAGCGACCCGAAGTCGTACTCCGGAACCCACGCCTCTGTGTCGTTCCGCGTTTCCAACAGGTACTGCACCGTCAATGGGGACTCCGTCGGACGGAAACAAGACTTCACGGCGACGAAGTTCCGGAAGAACGGATTGACAGCCCGCTCAGGCTTGCACTCATACTTCGCCCGAGCAACGACAGGATCTTTCTGATAATCCGAATGAAAGTCGATCTTTCGTCGGAGGGGATGAACCTCCCACGTCGCATACGGCCCCGACGCGTAGTACCGAGACTGCTCCCCATTGCGCTCGTTGTCCTGCTTCGCTTCGTCTAACAATTTCATGATAGGAGATCCGACGTACCGAGGGAACGAAATGTGAACAGCCTTGAACACTTCAGGGAACCGGGTTCGACACGACGTGTGGATCATCTCAAGGATGGACTCCGCGGAGTTCACGTAATTCTTCGACCGCGTTCCCCGCATATCGTCGTTGCTCTTGAAAGCGTCAATCTCATCCGCAATCCCCAGCAGGAGATTGAGTCCTTCTTGAGACTCAGCATCAGAGTGTCCAGAGATCATCTCGACTTGGTTGTCCCACAGAATCGAGTACTGCAACACCTCCGCCCGTGACTCGAACCACGGCGAACGACGAACGATCGTCTTCAACGGTTCAAAGTAGGAACGTCGAGCCTGTGTCGAGTTACTCGCCACGTTGAGAAGATGAATGACATCTTGAGATGGCATCCCGTAGTACGCCTGAGGAGAGTGCAGACACTGAAGCAGGTAGGCAATACGCATGGACGCAACGCGGCAGATGTGATCCTTCCCGCTGTTGGCGTGGACAGTTCCTCCAGCGGCTACATAGTTGCCCGCTTCGGGGACGGACAGGTTCCAGTAGTCGTGCATTCCAATAGGTTCGACCTTCGCCACCTTCGCCACACTGAATCCAGGCTCCACCGGATCAACGCGTGATGGACTGACCTGCTCAGCAAACCTCTGAACAAAAGAGGCAAACGGCTTACGGTTGTCGAACTTTGCCACATGCGTTAGATAGTTATGAATGTAGAACTCTTTGCGTATCCGGAGCTTCCATCTCCGATCCTTGAACTTCTCTCGCCGTCCGGCAAACCAAGCAAACGGAATAGCCTCGAACCACGACACGACATTGAGCCGGAGCAAGAGATGAGACAGATCCTGAGCCAACGTGCGACACGGGATGTCGAACGTCACGACAAATCGGATGTGGGCGAACTTCTTCTTGAGAGAAGTAAAGTCCCCCGCCAACTTTTGAAGTCTCCCGAAGAACTCCGCGACCTCCGCATCGGGAGCCGAGAACAGCGCCTGCGGGAGACGCGTCACGTGTCCGTCTTCGTGACGAACCCCGTATCTTTCAAAGAACCGATCAAAGCGAGAACGAGCGTTGTCATCGAGAAAAAGAATGTCTTGGTAGGAGAAGAACCGATCGACAGGAAAATCGCCTCCGAGGAGGCGGGACAACGCCTCCACATACTGAGACAACACCGTAGGAGAAAACGTGCGACTTGTGTCCTTTGGCCCAATCTCTCCGTACGTCGTCCAGAAGGCGCTCACCGTCAAAAAGTCAGAAGGAAGCGGAACGGGATTGTCACATTCCAAAGACGACGCAGCAACGATGTAATGAGACGGACCCAAACTCGATGCCGTGCGCCACACGAAGTCAGTCAGAGGTTTCCCACGGACAGGCATTTTCTTCGTTGTCAAGAATTTATGTCCCTCATACACATCCATCTGATGTCCGGACACCAATGTCACACGCACGCACTTGCCGAACCCGTGAGGCTGGCTCTCCGTGCGCGCCGTCGTCAACGCCCGACCCGGCTGAATGCGGGCAGCCACAGTGCCAGGAGATGTCATCGCATCCACGCGAACCCAGCGACCAGAAGATTGATCGTAGATCTCTTCGTGCGGAAGAATGCACCCCTTGCCGAACATGAGAGTCGCATAGTTGATCGAGCGGACAGGCTTCCAGTAATCCCCGAATCCCTCAACCATCAGACTGTAGGTATCAGGAAAAAGGATCTGCTCGATATGTCGAACAGCCTCGTACTGAATAGGAGACAGCGGAGGGTTGTTCAAAAACTTCTGATCCGCGACGAACACAGGCAGAGGAACAGGCTCCTCGACAAAGATCTCACTTAGACGTTGACGGGGAGTTTGCGGCACCTCTTCAGGCGAAGCGAAAGGATCAGCCACAGATACCAGAGTACCCTAGTACCCTACCTAATCTCTGGACGCTACGCACCTTCAACAGTAGACGTACTTTCTGGACTTTCGCCGGGATCAGATCCCTCTTCATCCTCCGCCATAAGTTCTGATTCCAGTTCCTGAGGATCAACACCAAGCGGAACATAAGCCACTCGCACCTCGATTGGATCTCCGAACTCAACCCCAAGAGTAGTCACCTCGTACGGAACCTGAAACTTCTTCGTCCCCTGCTGGATCAAGAGAAAAGAATTCCACGCCTCCGCGACATAAGGATCATCATGAGGATCAGCCTCGTCGTCCATGACCGGGCGAACATTCTCGTACCATGCGCGCTTGACCTCATCGACAGAGAAGTCATATTGACACAGCGACACAATCTCTGTGTCCCCGTCCTGGGTGAAGTTGGCAAGTTTCGCGCTCTTAGCGTGCGATGCTGCTTTCAAGGCTTCCCATTCCGCGACGGCTGCCGCTGCTTTGGCACGAGTATCGGCATTGACATCATCGGCTCCCGCAGCCCAGCGCTTCACCGTCGAAACAGCAATAGCGATGGCGCTCGACGTGTCCCGTCCTTTCCGGACCAACGCGCGAGCCACACGACAGATGTATTCAGGAAGTTCGCCCTGCGGTGTCTTCTCGATCCAGTTCGCCTTCGGAGACTTAGCAAGGGAACATCCCGCCAAGTACACAAGGTAGTCAGAATCGGACGGGGTCAGCGCGGCATCCTCGGGAGTCTCCATACTCATATTATCGGCATACCTAAAAGCCCGAGACAGGTTCCCTACGCGTCCGGAGCAACGAGGTAGAACGGTCCTGACGGAACATGCGGGTTGAAAGAGGGAGACTGAGATGCGGAGAAATTCGCAGGAAGCATATGCGTTCCGCCAAACTCGCCGATGTGATCGGAGCGGGACAACTGACACCGAGCAACGAGGAACTCATTTTTCTCGATAACTCGATTCAAGTTCCAGTCCCACCCCGCCTGATGTCCGTCAGGAGTTCCCGTCGAATAATCGTGATCCCACGTTGGCTCGATGTAGGAGTCCCACCGCGACTTCCATGTTCCCCATACAAGGGGAGAGAACCTCCCCCCAAACATGACACGCGACGCAAATCCAGGATCGTCCCCAGGATCGACATGATCAGACCAAGCATTGACCACGAGCGTGCGAGGGTAAGTGCGATGTAGAGGCAGAGCCCACTCAAAAAATTCCAAGACATCGTCTGAGACAACGATGTCGTCCTCAGCCAGTACCGCAAACTCATACCCCGCAGAAAACGCAGAGTTCAATGCCCGATACGGATTCTCCAACACCCCCAACCGACGAGGGTTCACTGTCGTCCGACTCCGAGGAAAGAAGTCCGAGATAGCCTCTTTCATCTGATCAAGACGCGCCGACGGTTCAAGATGAAAAAAGAAGTCCCACCCATCCTGTCCCCGAGCCTGACTCCACGACGCGAGAGACTGGCGAAAGTACTCCACGCGTCGGTATCCCGTAAATACGACAGCACGTCTCACTGGGTTCCCCTTGTTGCCGTTTCCACAACGTTTGAACGTCCCTCCAACCGGTGTCCCCAGTGGTGAACTCCGATGACCTGAGGTGTCTCCTGCCACAACCCGCCAGCGTCTGATCCGTGTGGGATTGTTGACCAGTGAACTTGATTGAACGCCTCGACAGGGAGTCGAACAAGATCGTCCCGCCCCTCAGCACATGCCGTGAGCAGTCGTGGTCCCGTCGTTATCACCATCTCCTCCCCCGGCATCGAAAAGTAACGAGACGGCAACGCCTCCACAACGGAGCGCCACATAGGGTGCCCCGCAGGCCCACCGAGCACAGCGTTGACAAGCACTCCGCTGTCGTCTTCGGTTGCCGCGTACGCCTTATCCCCAATGGCGTACCTGTCGTACATGTAAGACAACGGACGGACAGGCTCAATGTCCATGTTCACCACGATGCCCCCGAACCGCAGAGCCAACTCGTACCCCAGAACATCAGCAAGTTGAACGTATAACTCAACTCCACCACGCTGTGCGTCCCGAGCAAGGAGATCCTCAACAACATCAGAGTTGATGGCTTCAGACAAAAGCTCGTCTCCGTGCTGCTGGACCTCCCACTCAGGATTCAACTCGTGCCAACGGCGCCCGTATTGTTGGTACTTCTCCGGAATGGGGTGGCGTCCAAACCACATTCGATGGAGGATCTTGTCGCTGCTCATTGGTATGTCGGCAACCAACGCTCACCGAAGTACAAAACCGATCGGCTCACGCCCTCAGCAAGTGAGACGAATGTGTCCGCCTGTACATCGTCTCCAAGCTCAGCCAGCGTAGAAACGTCCGCTTTCACGACAGCATTCGGAACCTCACCAGGACGCATCGGAAGATGAACCAGATCGACGGGACTGTCATGTCCCAAGAACTCTGCTGCCGAATGACGAACTAGATCAGCAACCGAATTGACTGAATAACTGTCAATAGGCCCGACCTCCGCCGCCTGCGCCAACGGTCCCATCTTGGAGGTGTACTCCAGAGCACGGACAAAAATTCGGGCCACGTCCTCTACGTACACACAGTCGCTAATCTGGGTGCCGTCTCCATAGACTTCAATCGGAGAGCCTGTCAGCGCACGACAAACAAACGCAGGGATAATCTTTCGCACCTTGCTAGGCCCGTAGGGGGCAGCCGTTGACTGCCCAGGCCCGTACGCATTGACAGGACGAACAACCGAAATCCGTCCGTCGCGATACGCGTTCATCATGCGCGCGTAGTCTTCAGCAGCAGTTTTTGAAATTGTGTAGCTGCCCGTCCCGTGGTCACGCATCCAGTGGTTTCCCACCCCCGCATACACGACTGGAAGATCGTAATGATTCGCCGCCTCGAAGACGTTCAACGCTCCGATTGTGTTGGTCAACGCGCTTGGAATCGGATTCTTGATTGTCTCCTGCGTCCCGAGGACTGCGGCAAGATGGACGATCCCGTCCACGTGCGCCGCGACTTCCATCATGGCAACAGGATCAAGCACATCCCCGAGAAAGAATTCAACGTCCCCGATCGGGGGGTAAAGTCTTTCTCGGTCGAGAATGCGCCGATCAACCACAACAGGACTATGGCCCTCGGCGAGGAGTCTTTGACAGATCCATCTCCCGATAAATCCCTGGCCCCCCGTAACCGCCACCTTCATACAAACGCTCCCCGGTCAGACTGGTGTGCCCTCCGTCAACTTTGAACCGAGAAGCACAATCAACACACTCAGCAATGTCTCAGACGACGCCGCTGAATCAACCTTAGCACGAAAGTCCCACAGCATTCCTAAACAGGACACTAGGACAGAGACAGGAATACGAGCAGCCAACTCACCAGCAACCGCTGCCTTCGAGGGATCAAGTGTTGCCTCGGCTCCAGAATGCACACGTCCGACATCCACCAACACCGAAGCAAGCTGGTCAGACACAAAATCTAGTCCCCGAAGACTTGCTACGGGGGCCACCACATCGACCGCATCCAACGCTTGCCCCCCTACCAAAAGACGCACAGCACGCACAGCAAACAACGGATCGGAAAAGAGTTCGGTGTACTCGGACACCGACTCAACACCTGCGGCTGCTACCTGTTCCAACGCGGCCACAGCACGACGAACCGATCCCTGCGCGGAGAGTGCGACATAGGGAAGAACGTCTGCCGGAACGGCAAGAGCATGGTCGTTGACCAAGGACGAGAGAAACTCCGCAAGCTCAAGGGTGGAAACCGAAGAAAACGGAACCTCCACACAGCGAGAAGCCAGCGTCTCAGACAAGCGTCCCGCACGTGTCGTCGCGAGAACAAAGTATGTATCGGGGGGAGGATCTTCCATTATCTTGAGAAGAACATCTCCCGCCGCGCGACTCATCGCATGTGCCTCATCCAAGATCAGTACTCGTCCGCCGCCCGCCGAGTACTGGGCCTGGGAACGCAGCCTTCTCATGTCGTCAACAAGCCCATGAGAGGCTGCGTCCACCTCACTCAACGCCGGATGCGTCCCCGCCAACACGGCAGCGCGCTGCTCGGCCTCGCCACCAATGACCTCGGCTGCGAACAGCCGCGCAAACGTCGTCTTACCCGTCCCCGAATTTCCTGTCAATAGCAGCGAAGAAGGAACTGATCCTCGCTGAAACATCCCACGAAAAAGCCTCGATGCCAACGGCTGTCCGACGAGGGCGTCGATCGTCGTCGGACGGTACAACGCCGCCCACGACTTTCCCACGCAAACTACTTATGGACAATCGTAGGAGAGAACGGAGAAGCCACAACGGACTTCGCTTCGACCTCCGGCCCTACGTACCGAACCCACACTTCATGTTCACGCGCAGCCGCCTCAAAGGTTCCCGCGGGACGGAAGTCCACAAGAGCCCCATTGCGAATGTTGTTAGCAAACGAACGCGCTTGACGGATGTCCTTCTTCCGTTCAATCGGAGCCCACTTGCCGCGGTGCTCCATGAGACTGTCCACAATCTCCTTATACTTCCCTCCACGTGCAATAGGCGGAAGCGTGTCAAAGAATTCCATGCCAAAGTCCCCTCTCTTGATTAGTGCTTCAAACCTACAAGACGTATGAAACAAAGTCAAGTCAGCCGTACAGCCTGCGCTATGTAGTCAACACCTGACAGGGTGTAGCGGCTAGTCAGTTCCACGCCTCTTCACCTCACGCACAATACGCCCAAACTCTTTCTCCACATGCTCCTTAGTCGGACGGTCAAGAAGAGGGAGAAAGGCTCGAACCTTCGACGACAACTGAAAAAAGTCCACCGTGATCTTTGACCCAAGAACCGAAATCGTAGCGAACAAAGATTCCGGTCCCGTATAGACTTCAGCGAACCGCACAAGATCATTGAGACGATACCAATAGATCGACACCCGACCGCGGTCGTCGGACTCCATTGTCAAGACAGGGTCAAGAAGATCGTCCTCATCCGGCTGCTCCTCGTCGAACTCGGCAGGAGTATCGTCAGACATAGCGACACAGTATCAGTCAGGACGATTGAGTTTCTCCTGCGCCAAAGACATCGGAACATCGTTGAGGACATCCTGTACCATCACTACCACCGCCGCTAGTGTCTCAACCGCCCCCATCAACGCAACAAACTCTGACAACTTTTCAGGCGGGAGCGCAGCCCCCTCACGCAAAGAATGCTGGTACTCGCTAACCTCAAGACGCATTGAACTAGCGTTCGCAGCAATCTCCGACAAGACAAAGGCGTACCCCGCCGAGTAATGATCCTTGAGGGGGGAATCCCACAGCGCTCTCTCGGTCTGACGAAAATCCTGCCACGAAGCAGCAGCGCCATGTGCCTGACTCACCACAGTATCCAGCCCCACCGCCAAAGGGTCGAGCACGTCACGCAAGATCAGCGAATTGTGTCCTAAAGTCATATCTAGTCCTCTCCCTAGCGAGTCAAGTACTCAATCAAAATAGCAGACTCTTCCACAAAAACCAACACCCCTACGCCTCCACCAACTCATGAAGCTTCGGACCAAGCTTCTTGTACGCCAGACGCAGTGTCTGAGACGCGTAGTCTCTTTGCTTGCCCATACTAAGACTGATATGCGTCAACGACTCACGCGCCCAAAACACGCGAACCACAATCTCCCGCTGCACGGGGGACAACTCGTTAAGAGCGCGGACAATCTCCCCAGAGTGATACCGCATCGCAACGTACTCACAACTCTGAGAAGTCTGCAACGAATCCATCAACCCGATCACCGTGTCCTGAGTAAAGTCCAAAGACACAGATGTTGTCGGGATCACGGGCTTCATGACGGAAGGCTTCGGACTTCCCAGCCACCCACTACCCGTCACCAACGAACGAATACGGCTATCGACCTTCAACATGATCCATGAGGGAAGCGCACCTCTTTCCGGACTGTACGTCTTGAGAGCGCGCCACGCGGCAATGTATCCCTCTTGGGTCAAATCATCCCACGAGTTTTTGTCAGGAGATAAGAACCTCACTTTTTTGACAATCGCGGCGCGATACAACGGAAGGACAACTTCTGGATCAAGGCCGCTCATAAGAGGCCAACACTAACAGAGCAGCCCTACTTCCACCGGTAAACCTGACCATCCACGATGAACTTCTTGTCAATGATCGGAACCGGAATAGGGAAGACCGCATTATCCACCACGCGCAAGATTCCAAAACCGGACTGCCAATTAGCCCCGCCCGTCTTCAGATACATCTTTGCTGCCGCTTTGAGGTCCATAAGGTGTCCCGTCTCAAACCCATACAACCTCTGACTAATCTTCCCGTTGTACGAGCGGTGATCGTGCTGGATAGACAACTTATGACTATGACCGGCGATACAAGATTTCCCTGTGGAACGTGCGATCGCCATCGCCAATCCGCCGGGAAGTCTGCTGCTGCCTCCTTCGTCACCATGCGCCATGATCCAGCCGGGAACCAGATCAGTCAACTGCTGGTCACGGAAGTCGATGTCAAGAATGTCGTACCCAAGAAGCTTTGAATAGTGAAGATCACGCAACGACGCAAGAGCGGGAGCGTACCTCTCAACGTAGCGCGCAATTCGGTCGCCGTGGTTTGATCTTTGAACGATGAACGGCTTATCGCCAACAGCCGTCCGAAACCCGGACATGATGTCGTGAACTCTATCCAGCCCAGCCTGTAGTGTCCCCATGTATTCGGCTGCCAGACCCTTGTTCCAACGTGACGGCTCTGGGGAATCTGCTTCATCCCCGACGCACGCCAGCATGTCCGGCTGATAATCCTTGACAAATTCTTGAACAGCCCGGACAGCAGGAGCATCTTCGTAGGGAGCCTGAACATCAGAAATAACCACTATGGTTTGATCGCGCATAAACATCTCCTTAAGGAGTTAGGCGCAGCATCTTGCATTCGCTCTTGTTCTTGCTATCGGCCAATCAAGAGAACTTGGCCGGAATTTGGCCGATCTTCCTTATAGAAGAAAACACTCTTCTCAGGGCCGAACAGAAACCATACGCACGAAATGGATACCCTTTGACCATGAACACTGCCACCGCGACCCGCTGGGTCGTACGAATCAAAACCCGCAACACGCGGGGAGAACCTGTCATCAAATTCTGGGCGGGACCAAACACCGCAGCCTCAGGAAAAGTCGTCGCGACTTCGCTCGCCAACGCCAAGCGATTCCGCAATCGGGCGCAGGCGCGGGCGGCTATCGACGAGTTCTCCGCGGACTTCTGGAGTCAGACCGCCGCACGCCGAGCCGTCACCGTCGCCGAAGCGGAACAAGATGCACTTGATCCCGTCAGCACAGCACTAAGCGCGACCGAATCGAAGAAGCCCTCCCGCCGAACAACCCCCGCAGGACAGGACGCCAAAGAGTTGTCGCGCATCATCCTAGAGTCATACGCCGCCATCAAAGCCGTACCGTCGCACAACGGGGAAGGAATGGCTCTTCGACTCGCGCATGAACTCATCGCACGAGGAGTCCGTCA